TTTAATTTATGTTCTAGGTAGTCTTGCTGTGGTCTACATACTTGCTCTTTAAAGGTTTTATCTGCATCTTTTGCTCCCGCCAAAGACATTCCTTGTGGTGTTCCAATCTTTGAAATTGGAACACGATGAGCCAAAAGAATACGGTCACGAGATTCAATTGCATACTCTTTAAATGATGAGTCTTGAATACCAGCTTCAATTGGCTCCATATTAAATTCTACACGAGCATTTTCTCCATCTGAAGGAAGCGGGATGTAAAGAGTTCTATGATTGCGACCTTTAAGACCAGTTTGGAAAAATTCTAAAAGTTTTCTTTCTGAGTCTGCATTAAGCTTTGCACCTTTTATTGTAATAATATATCTAGGGACAGCCTTATTTTCAAAATAGTCAAGGTTGAATCTCTGGGCAAATTCATCACCAGCTACCGCATTTTTTGCAGACATAATATCTGGAATCCCATAGTAAGTATTGGTTGGAGAGTATTTCTTTAAGTGAATTACTTCATTTGGTCTGGGGTCGGTACCAATTTGATCTTCTGTTATTGTATCGCCATAGTTTCTGAAGAATGTGTATCGGTTATAAACAACTTGAACAAAACCATCACGATGACGGCGAATACGCATTGTAATTGCGGGAATATGACCAATGTAACCAATTTTACCAGAAGATGTTCTGCCAATTTCAAGATATCCATTTCCAGTTACTTCTAAATCTGTGTATGCTTTTTTTAGGGTTTCCAAAAACCCATCATCGGAGTTCATACTCTCCATATAATCTTTTAATTCTGATTTTCCACGAGTAATATTTTTTCTTATTTTTTCAAGTTTCTTTGGGTCACTTAATACATCTTCTACTCTGGATAATGTTTTGGGGCTTTCTTCAAATTCATAACCAAGTCCAATAACATTGGCTGTTTTTGCTTCTACCGCCGAGTGATGAAATGGTGACATATCAAAAAGTTGAGCCAAATACATAACATTGTATGGTGGCTGAACGATCATAAACAGAGAATATCCTGTTAGGTCAAGGGGATCTAGTTTCTTTGATTTAGCATCTTCTACACCAGTAAATGATTTTTCTAACCTATTTGCTCTACGTTTAAAGTTTTCACTTAAACCATCAATTTTTTTTAAATCATCCCAGCTTTTAGCAAAAGGGTCTTCAAATTCAGATTCTGGTGCTCGCCTAACACGGTCACGATCTGAAACAATATTTACTGTTGTAAAATCATCATCGTCATCTACTGGAACTAAATTAGCCATTATTTATAAAGACCTAACTTTCTTTTTTGTTCTATATCTTCTTTAATTGCTGGAACATCTAATTCATCTGGAACAAGACCAAGATCCATTCTTTGATGCTGTTCATTCCACTCATCTTCTGTAATTTGACGATGACCCGAAAACCATACTGGTTCTCCCTCTAGTCCATATGATTTTGCTGCTGCTTTTAATAAATTGATTTTTGATATACTACCTTTCATGGCAGCAATATTTAAATAATTACCATCTTCATCTATAACCAATTTTCCATCTGGAGTTTGCCATAAATAAAGTCCATAATTGACTTCTTCTACTTCTGATACTTTCATTTTACCCATAACAAGATTTTACCATTTTTGTTAATGAAAACGAAATTATTGAACAATAATTAACCAATTTTATATAATAAAACACTATCATTGTTAATATTTGGAATAATTTTACTAGAATTGTTATCTTGTATCACATAATTTTTGGGAGAGATGTATGAGTAATAAGTGTCATATATTTCGCTTTCGGTTGGTGCATTTTCCCAAATATTAATAAATCCATATGTAGCAGAAGAATTATTTATGTCTTTTGTAGGATCACCATTTAAATAAAAATCACTTTGACTATTTGATGCACTTAATAAAGAAACAATATGGTAGGGAATATTTGGTTTTATTTGATATGAACCAGATATAACAGGTGAACCATTTATATATAAGGCGGAGGCATTATGATATAAATAACTAGAACTAGAAACATAAACATAAGGTTCTTTTGATGAACCAGATGCAGTAGAAATAATATTTGATGAGCCAGAAATATTATCTAATCTGTACCAAAACTCTATTGCTTGATGAGTAGCGTATTGTGTTGATGCATATAAATATGAAGGGGTAAGAGATCCACTATTTTTAAATTTTATTCCAAAATTTGATGAATTTGCAGTTATTGGAAGATTATCTGTTTTAAAAACTGGATTTGATGATGAAGCTGTTACTACAGGAATTAAATCATATCCAGCTAAATCTGTTTGATGATCTAGTTGCTTTGAAGTAATAATTATTAAATTATTAAATGTTTGATTTTTAATTCCTACTGGATAGTCGGTATTAATTACTACTTTTAGTGTCATTGGCTGAGAAACTTCTCCAGGAACAATATTTGGAATTGAACTATTTTTAGTTAATAAACTAAAAGTTTGTCCCCCATCAATTGATGAAAATACTTGGCAATTGTCCATAGATGTCCAACTTATTATTGTTCCATCCAAAACATTATTTATTGGGGGGATTGCTGTTTGCCAATATCCATATTGCGAGATAACCAAAGGATTTACTGATGATGTAAATCTAGCCATAAATTTATTATTTTGAGTAAAGTCAAAAGAAGAAAAGTCTGTTATTGCTAAATCTGATATTCCAAAATTTTTAATTGAAGCTGAAAAGGTAGATAAATTATTTAAATTATTTCCAATATATAAGTTGCTATTTGTAGATAAGGACATACCGTATAATGTTGAATTTGAATCTAAGCTAATAGATGCACTTCCAGCATCAGATGTATATAAATAAATATTATTATTTGTAAATGTTAAACCAATATTGGCAGAACCTACTGATGGTGCTGTTGGAGATACCAGCACTGTTGTATTTGATCCAGATATAGGGTCATAATATGATAAAGAATAATTTGTAGAGCTTGAAAGTAAGTATATATTTACACCATTAACACTTGATATATTAAAGATATAATCTGATGAATTACTAGATCTATTTATTTGAGTTGTAATAGTGGAGTCATATAACTTAAAGTAATTTATAACACTAGGTAATGTTAAGTAATTTGAAGCTGACCAGGAAATACCATTGCTACCTGAGATAGAATATGAATTTGAATAAATATTTAAATTATCAATAGCTTTAGGTATGAGACCAGATTGACTTGAATTTAAATTGTATATGAAACCCCGCCTCATAAATTCTTCCCCACTAAAGTTGTAAGATATTATATCAGTTAATTGCGATGCTTCTGAACTAGTAAATGATTTTTTATTAGAACTTATGGATGATTTTATTGGTTTTCCATCATTAAATCCCCATCTTATTATATTTAAAATTTCTCCAGATTTTAATTCTCTGTCATAAAAAGATAAACCATTAATTAAATAATGATTTATTTTTTGGGAAGAAGAATAAATAGATTTTGGAATAGAAAAAGATAATTGATTTTTATTAAATGATGAAATTATTGATTTATCATTTACAAAACCTTGTACTCCATTAATACTATTTAAATTTATTAAAATTTTTCCATTAGAATAGGTTACTGCAACAAAATTTTGTTTATCCATAATTCTAAGTGGAGAATAAGCTTCGATGTTGTTAGTTCCAGCAATACTTGCTCTTACTGTATTAGAAATATAATCATAATATACTCTTAATATGTTTGTTGAGCTTGAATTTACTTCAAAAAGATAAAGTCTATTTTCATTACTAGGGTTAATTGGATTTGTTCCATAACCGCTTCCATCTAATTGATTGTCAAGACTGAACCAAAATCCTAATGTAAAAGTTTTATCCTCAAAATTTTTAGATAGAGCTTCAACAAAACCATTTGAGTTACTTAAGGATGCTGATGAATTATATGAAATTCTTAATGATTGCCCGCCATTTGCAATAATTGGCGGGGTTTGATAAGAAACACTACTAGAAGTGAAATTATTACTATTTACAGAATCATTTGTATTTCCGTTAAATTCCCAATATCCAATTGGGTTTCCTGATAAAATATTTAAACTATAAGACATTAAGAAACTTTCAACGCTGTTTTTAAATATATTTTTTTCATTATTGTGCCTCGTATGTTCCTGAAATATAAAAGTAGTCTGTTGTTGATGGAGAAACTGGGGCGGAATGATTCATTGGTACCTCATTTCCTCCGCCAGCAGAATGATGAAGTGCTAATGTTGTTGAACCTGCTGTAGCATGAGCCGATAATTCATAATGACCACTATTAGAAAATTTTTCATACAGAGCATTTCTAAAAACATATTTTTCTGCTGGAGCAAAAGGTAAAGTTACAAAGTATTGATTATTAGTTCCTCCACCAAAAGAAGTGATTGTTGTGTAAAGAACTTTAATTCTAAAATTAACCAGCTTTCCTTGCTTCATATATGAACCAGTTGCTGGAGTTCCTGTAAAAGTAACTGATGATGTACCACCACTACTTGAAAATACTGGGTTATATGAAGTTGGAGTTGCTGATGCAGATCCGTCAGCACCTGTGGCACCTGTGGCACCCGTAGCACCCGTAGCACCCGTAGCACCTTGTGGACCTGGGGATGTAACATAAACTTGATTAACTGTATTATTTACTAAAATATTATCTGTCATTATTCAATCGTACCTGCGTCCACATTAAGCCAACCTTTAACTAGAGTGGATTTGATACCTGAAGGACTTTGAACTCTAAGCTGGTATGATGACCTAGGATAATTTAAATAATTAGTTATATTTCCAGGAACATTAATATTGATTATTCCACTACTAGCACTTGGTGTACTTAGATATAAGCCTGAAAGCGAGCCACTAGAAGGGATAGATGAAAGAGAACCACTAGCACATAGAATTTGTCCACCTGGTTGATCTCTAATTTCAAGGATTGCAGAATAGCCACTTAAGTTAATAGCACTGCTACTAGCATCTAACCAGGATACCTGCAAAACAAAACTATCACCTTGCGTTATGTAATAATTTTCGCCTGTTGCCATAATTCACCCACTTTATAAATATTTATAACAAGATTATACCATTTAGGATAGGAAATACAAAGACCCCGCCCTCTCGTGAGATTGAAGGCGGGGTCTGGAGAGGGCACTACTTATGCGCCAATATCTACCAATTCACATTCTCCACTTACACAAGCAAGTGATTGAGAACCAGTAGTATTATCTTCGGTTTCGTATAAAGATAGATTTTCCCAAGCAATATGCTTTGGCATCTTCTTTACGAATGCTTCATACTCTTCCTTTGTAGCATCCTGATAAGGAGCTTGTACATAGGTGTGTTCTGAGTAAGGGAGAAATGAAACACCAGATAATTCGTCAAAATGTTTAAATACCCAAGCACCAACTTCCATCCATTCGTCTTCACGAATAGAAACGGTAATTGATGGTTTGTGCTCGCACCAATGTCTTTGATAAGTTAACCAAACATCTAAATGTTCAATTGCCGTAAGATCATTACGTTTAATTGCATTTTTTGGTGCTTTCATTGGAAATGAAAAAACTGTAGTGTCATTTGGTTTCATAAAATCATCTTCGGCGGGAATACCAGAATCTTTAAGGAACTGAGTTAGTGGATCTTTCTTATCCCCACGCACAGTACGAATATAGTAATCACTATGCCAAGGATGCATACCAGATGATACACCAACTAACTGAGATACTGTTCCAGATGGTTTAACACAAGTAATTGCTGCGGATGGATTAATACCAATCTTACCTGCTTCTTCAATATTTGTTGTTACTGCAAGCTCTCTAAGGAAATCAAGTGTCTTAGATAGTTTATCTAGACCTTGCTGACCTGACATATACTTATGACCAAACTGACCTGTCAAAGAAACGCCAAGTAAACGCTCTTCTTCTGTATTATCTTTCCAAATTTTACGAAGATACTTGAAGTCTGTAAGGGTTGACTGCCAAGTTCCAAGAATTGTGGCAAGTTCTACTTTACGAGCAATATCTTCAACTGAGTCATCTTCACGAAGTACAACCTCTGAAAGATTACAGAACTGATATGGTCGTAGGATAATCTCGGAGCAGGGATTGGTTCCATAATGGACTTCTGGGTCTCTACGACCAAACTTAGAAGCTTGTGACTGAGCAGCCTTTACATTGTAAATACCACGCTCACCAGACTTAGAGTCATACACTGATTTCCATTCTGCAATAAAGTCATTCATTTCTGGCTTACCAGCAAATGCAACTGAATTGTTTGATAATGCTCTTTGTGGATGATTTTCCCACCATGCACCTGCTTTTGCAGTTGCCATATCATGATCGTTAAGATCTGAAAGAGAAATCATGGCACTACGGCGTACACCACCAACTACAACTACCTCACCAATCTTACACATAATGTCATGTGCTTCAATTGGCTTTAGTTTGCGACCAGCAGCATTACGAAATGTTTTGATTGTGAAATCAAAAAGATTAACTAGCGGTTGTGGACCAGATGCACGACCACCAAATGTTTTTAGTCTTGCTCCAGCAGGTCTAACCTTAGTTACATCAATTGCAGGAATTTGACCTTGATACAACAAAGCAATAAGTTCACGAAGAGCTTTTGACCAGCCCGCCTTTGAATCCTCTACAACAATAATTGTTTCGGTCTTTTCAAATTTTTCTGCAATTACTGGAAGTTTATTTACATATATACTCTCTACTGAGAAACCTACCCCTGTTCCACACATAAGAATATACATTGCCTCATCGAATGAACGAAGTGAGTCGACAGGAAGAAATGAACAGTTATATCCTGCTACATGATCTCGTTCTAATGCAGGACCTGCGGTCATAACAGAACGCATAGATGGCATAACATTTCTATCGAATACAAATTGTTTTAATTCTGTAACAAGCTTCTCATCTGGAGCATAGCTATGTTTTTCTTTGAGATGCTTTTGAATATAATCAAAGTATCTATCTACGGTCTCTGACCAAGTTTCTCGTCTATTTTCTTCACCAAGCCAACGAGCATAACGGCTTAGAGCAATAAAGTTTTCATAAGGATTTTCAATCCCACTCATAATAACACCTTTTTCAATTTTGATTTAGACATCTAGTGTATCATTGTTTTTTTCTAAAATCTAGATTTTTGAATTTTTTTCAATCTTCCGACAGCAGGTCTTGTAACTAGCTCCCAGTCATATTCTTCATGAATTTTAAGAGCATTCTTAAATGCTACTGCACAATATTTATCATAATTTTCTACAACCTCGATCATATGTTGAGACAATTGCTCCATACTTGGTCTAAGCATGTTTCCAATGTGTACTTCTTGCCAAGGACTCATAGTCCATTCAGATTCAAGGGGTAGGGTAATTCTATTTGCATATTCCGCCCACCCGCTTGTACAAATTGTTGGAACTCCCATAGCTAATGCTTGAAGTGGATTGAATCCAAAACCTTCTCCCCAAGATGGATAAACAAAACATTGAACAGATGAATATAAATCAATGAGTTGCTCACGAGAAACAATATCTGTCATAATTGTAATATTGTTATACTTAACATCGGGCGGGAGTCCAAGAGTTTGCAACTTATGACTACCAGTACATTTCATAATAAGACGATATCTAG